CTTTCTCTTCAGTAGGCACACCGAATGTCAATGCACAACATACTATGGCAAGGACTTCAGTGCCTTCGACTAGTGCAAATGCTTTATTTCTGCCACTTGTTCTAAACTCAGCAGAAAGATGCGGTCGAACAGGATCATCCTTAATGTAAGGTGCGATTTGTTCTTCTGTTAAATGCACGAAATTTCTCATCAGATAACCACTTCGTCTTGGACTGATTTGCCTTTCCTAGCTCTAGGAGTTTTTGTAACAGGCTTTTTCTTGGCACTTTTTCGAGGCGGTTTATTATACTCCTCTATACCAAGAATAGGCAAACACTTCTCTAGTTTAGGATAGAGTTTCAATAACTCTCCATCTTTAACTGCGGTGAGAATCTTAGCTTCTTCGTGTTGTACTGCTTCGAGAATATTGACCCACTGTTGTTCACGCTTCCATGGCGGTAGATTGCTCATGTTGCTATTAGGATCTACAAACTGTTTTACTCTGCGCCATTCAAGCGTAAGTGTAGTCTCGCCCATGCCTTCAGGAATGTCATCTTGAATTTTTGCTGTCTCTGGCATACCTTCTGGCAATTGCCAATCTACTTTCTCAGCACCTACACCCATGCGAACAATAGGCACTACTGCTTGATTCTTAGAAGCCCAAGTCTTGAGTCGCTGTACTTGTTCTTCCGGCTTGTCGGCATCGAACACCCACTTAAAGCCTTCGTCTACTTGTCTAAAATTATTCTGCATCTTCATCTCCAAAAGATTCTAACTCATCTTGTTCCATGAGCATAGCGAACTCAGCTTTAATTTCTTCGAGTTCTCTTGCCTTTCGCTGCTCATCTGTTTCTTTCAATGTGTCAACTTCAATTAACACTTCTCTATTGCTCATAATTTCTCCTAGAAGTCGGACATGACATCAAGTAATCCTTTCATTTTGTGCTTGATAAAATAATTTAATAGTTGAGACTTATCGCCTCCTTGTTGTCGTTCGTAACTACTTATAATCTCGTCTTTGATGTCTTGTGGAGTCTTAGTTAAGTCCACAAGCATTTGATTACGATTGTAACCGTGAGACATATCAGCAGTGATCCACTTCTCAGGAGGAGTTTTCTTCCACTCTGTTAGTAGATTCTTACGAATAGACTTTTGCCTAACGCCTTCAACAAAACAATTGTCTGCCGATAGCATGTTAGGTACACCGTCACCCTTGTCACCTGTGATGATGTGTTCCATCAATACTTGTTCAGCAGGCTCTTTGATTTTGATCCATTTCTTTTGTGCAGGAGCATATTGTTTTACGTTGCTCCACTTCTGTAACTGATTGAAGTCATGGTCACCTGACAACACTAGAAAAGGAATCTGTGTGCCTTCATCAAACAAACCACCGCCTTCGCCTGCTGTCTGTGAATACTCAGCGAGTGTACCGATAACATCATCAGCCTCAGCTCCGTCAACATCGATTACAGGATAAGGAAAGTACTCATCTAATTCCTGACGAATAGTATTGAGTGCCTCGAATATAGCAGACCAATCATGGGCGCTGTCATCTCGTGCTTTCTTTCGGTGTGCCTTGTAGTAAGGAAATATATCTCTACGCCAATAGCGTTTGTTGTCGCAGGCAATTACTACCTCATCACCAAATTCATCTGAGAATTTGTTTTTGTATGAGCGTATTGTGTTGAGTATCATGTGACGCATCAATGGCAAATTGACCTCGATGTCTGAACCGCCACGATGACCAATCTCACCCATGAATGTAGCAATCGCTACTTGATTAAAGTCTACTACCATCATGTTATATAACCCTCACAATAACCATCGAAGGAAGTAATCGCTTGCGAGGTGCGAGTTTCTTGCCACGAATCGTGTCAACATATTTGTGCAGTCCGTTCTTGCGAGCTGCCATAAATTCAGGCATCTGTGTCTCAGGCTTTCGCATTGTCTTCTCATAAGACTTTGCTTCTGAATAGTTATCTATACTGGTGCCTTTCACACTTAGCGTACCTTCATACTCTGACGCATACACACCGATCTTTTTACGAGCAGTGTCATACACCCACACTTCACTTGCACCAATGATGGCTACAGGATCAACTGACTTGAGGTTAAGTTCAGCAAACTCCTTGAGATACTTGAGACGGCGGACAATCTTTGTTTTGTCTGTAGGCTTCTTACGGCGAATACGGACAATCTTCTTTGACTGTTTAGTTTCAAGTAGACCTGTTTGTAATTGAGCATAAAACTCTACGAGCTTTTTAACCAGTGACAGTTTAAGATGACTGTAGCCTTCTACTAACTGCTTGTCCCACTCACTAAGTTCGCCTTTGAGATTGCGAAGTGCTAACAGTTCACGCCACTCAAATGCCATTTCATCTAGCTTTGTGTAGGCTGTTGTAAGTTCTGCTGCGTTGAGTTTGTAGCCTTCAACAAATGATTCTATATTGACTTTGCCGTTCTGTGCAATCGTAGCCTGAATATCTTCTACACCATCGAGAAAGTTATCAAGATTTTTTCTGATAGGCACGACTTTGGGTGCTTCTTCTTTGTCGGCAACATAAGCATTACCTTTAGCTACCAAATCATCTTTGATAGAGTGAAGGTAGTTTTCATGTGCCTGTGTCATGTAGCCGAGCTTAGACCAAATGTAACCATACTTAGCGATAGAATAGAAAGTAGAATCAGGCGACTTCAGAATGCTTGTTACATCATCTGCCGACCAATTCGCCTTCATCCACTTCTTGATGTGAGGCACACCAGACTTGTCGGCAACTTCGTAGTGAGTGAAATACTCACAGTCACGAAATGCTGCCTCACGGTCTGCCTCGTCTGTGTACTCTTTGAATTCTCGCCATTTAGGTTCTGGGAGAACATAAGTACTGCGTTGTCGTTTTGCCATTATAGGACTCCTTATTTTCATTACAATAGTAATTATAACACCTAGGAGTCACTATGTCAAGCATTATATATCTTTTCCATTGTAGTTTTCTTTTCCTTGGAAGAGCCACAATTCATCCAGCAAGTGAGACAGGCCTTGTCCTCCCATTTCGAATAAACCTCATTAAATGGATCACTATCTAATATCTCTTTTAGGGTGTTATGTTTAAGAGAGATTTTCTTTTCCTTAAACATGTCAATCATTTGAGCCTTTTGAATTTGCTGATGTTCTCGTGGATACAAAGATATGTGGCCAAAATGACAGCACGGATAAACATCTCCCCATGATGTCACACGAATTTCAGTAGAGTCTTTTCCGTTACGCATAGAAAAACATTGTGTTTCACCTTCCTTTTCTGCGTAGTTTGCTTCTACTAAGCTACGAATTTTGTCGTAGTCTATATCTTCTGCTTTCTTTCCGTTTAGATTTCGATGCGGCTTTTGTATTTGAGATTCGTCAGTTGGATGTATCTCATATAAAACTATTTGATTTTCATCTCTTACCATCATAGGCTCGCCTTCAAACCCCTGAGGTCTTTTAAAAGTTATGGTAGAGAATCCCATTTCTTTAGAGAGAGTTTCCATCTCTTCTATTTGATGTTCGTTGTGTTTGAATATAAGAGCGTCCCACTCCGCATTTGCTCCTGTGCTGAGATAAGCTGTTGCGTTTTCAACAACTTTTTCCCATCTAACATTTCTTCGATAGATGTGATTAGTATCTTCTAAGCCGTCAATGGAGAATATAAATCTTCTTTGAGGATATTCAGAAAACAACTCGCCTAATTCTTTCCAAAATTTGGGGGATCGCATGCCGCCATTTGTGTTGACTTGCACACTTGCGTCTGGATTGCAATCAAAAGTATATCTAAAAATTCCTATTAACTCTGGATTAGTTCCTGCATCTCCATAATCACCTGAGTATGTCCAGTGCTTTATGTTTCTACAGAAGTCTACAGGAAACCAATCCTTGAATTGTTCTAGAGTCACATATTGTGGTGAAAGTTGTTTATTTAAAACAGGTGACATGTTTTCATATCTAGGACACCATGCACATATAGAGTTGCATAGGCTAGATATTTCAATGTTCACCTGTTTTATACTTTCATATTTCCACATGAAATGTTAGTCTGCTGCTCTAACATACTCATTTTGAATGGAAAAGTCAATGACCTTATCAAATTTGATAGTTCGCCAGCCTTGCTTCTCTGTATCAAATACAGTAAGAACACCAGCAGGCTTTGCTTTTCCTGTGCCTTTTGTTTCTGGCACAATAGACTCTTGTAGAGTACATTTCATATCACGCACTGTGCCGTCAGCCTTTTCAAACTGGACATTGCACTCGTAGCGATTCAGATAATCTAATACCTTGCCTTGCCATGCTGCTTCATTTCTTTCACGGTGGTAGTTCATACTTTAGTTCCTTTCTTATCAATTAACCATTCAAGTTTTCTGCGGACTCGTCTATCAAGTCGCTGTACATGTTGCATATCGTCTTCGGTGATTTCCATATCATTTTCTGGTTCAGGCTCAGATTCAGGCTCAGATTCAGGCTCTTCGATGCCAAATTCTTCTACATCTGGCTCTAAGTCTTTCTCTGATATAAACGTGATACTTTCACCGTTACGCTCTTTTATGCTCATATTAGCCGCTACAACAAGCAAGATAGCCAACGGGTCAAATACAAGTATTAATAGTATTATAACAAACCTGACAGTTTTGTCAAGTGTTTCTTTATCTGTGTCGCCATATACCATTTCGGCAACATATAATAGAGGCCCGACCTCAACCTCAATCAGCAATTGCTCTGTCTCTAGTACTAGCTTTTCTTCCGATAAGGCGTCAATGGCTGCTACTGCTGCGTCAATTGAGACGTTCAATTCCTCCCTTTCTGCTGCTTGGCTCTCTCTTGTAGCTATCGCACCATCATCACCACGAATTCTGTCGTAGTCTATGAGTGTTTGTACTGTGTCGTCTAACTGTGCCAGTACCGTCTCTGCGTCTGCTATACGTCTCTGCTCAGTTTCTATGCGTCTATCAAGCCTAGCGACTTGTAGTGTGTTATCGCCTGTAGAGACGCTGTGCTCGAGGTGTGCTTTACTAAGAAAGCCAAAGATGCCCATCGATGTGATGACGGACAGAATGATGACAGCAATCGTAAAGTATGACTTCATGGCGAGTGCTGTTTTGTTCCAGTATCGATACAGCCACGATGCCGTGACGAGTTTCGCTACTTCTAATACAACACCCATTGCGAGAATAGGTTCTGCTGCTGCCGGAAAGATTGCCATGAGACCGACAATCGAAAAATAACCTGCTACTGTAGATACTGCCAATGCTGAAAATAGTAAAAGTGCTATGAATAACATTTTGGTGTCCACTCTATGGGCTCAAAATCAGCCAGAGGTTCTTTGTTCAGGCGAATGTTGAGCATGGAATTTAAACACTTAGGATCGTGTCGTTGTTGCCACTGTAGGAGAAACTCTTGCATTTTAGCCCACGACTTCTTGTCGAACTCTGCAATAGTTTCCTTCTCAAGTTGTCCTTCGTACTCTAGGACATACTTTGAAGACCCATAATATTTTTCATACAGGCGTTGTGTTTTACCTGAGTAACCTATGTAGTATGTGCCGTCTGGAAAATAGGTACAATAAACTCTATGTACCTGTTTCTCCTTCGGCTTCTTTTTCTTCACTGCCATCTAGTGTTCCTTCATC